AACTCCCTGTAATTGGTTTAGAAAACCAATCCGGCTGGTGAAGCCGTCCAGTTACGCTTAGATCTAAGGGCGTAACTCCTCACACTACGGTTCGTATCTTCGACTTGCGCACAAACTAAATGCGCGAGAGGAGAAAGACGATCAGGACTGGGCTCGAGAAGATTCATATAATCATATGAAACTCTTCCCCGAGGCCGTCCAGAGCAGAGATTATCACGTAACCTTCGCACGTAGTCTCGGTGAAAACCGGGACCAAATGCTCGGAGCATGATGCCCTGCATCGTCTTTGGCGAATCCTTTGTGTCATACTTTGGTTTAAAGGAGATTCCTTTGCACCTATACTTGTGTAAATTCTTATCGTAAACCAAATTGGTATCACGAAAGAAAGAACGCCAGTGTAGAATACCAATATCATTGGTAGCATAAGGAATTCCCTTGACCTTAGAGGAAACAAAGTTCCGTAGATATTCAGCAGAGTTCCACAGACCTTTCAGATAAAACTGATTGGCGAGAGAAACATATGACAGAATATCGTCGGGAGAACGTAGTGTACCGGTATCGTCCCATCGACGACAATACACTGGAGTCACATCGACACCAGCGTAGTAGTCGCCACCACAGGATTCTCTAAAGAGACCTGTAAGGAACGATTTGTCATAGTTAACCTTAAGACCAGAGGCCTCAAGGCAAGCTATTACACCGGAACCCGTCTCACTGGGTACGATGATATCATCACCGTAGACAGTGAATTGAGAAGTTGCCTTAAGTAACGACTCATGCGACGGTTGCCTACCTGATTGGCTTATTATAGAATAAGCTACAATACTGGCGAAAACCATGGCTTCAATGGGAAAGCATAACGCTGAACCCATCGAAGCAAATTTTCGTAATTCCAGAATTGAACCATCAGGCATTTGGGCCCTCCGTGATCTGCAGTCCTGAATTAGATCCAGGAATGTCGGGCAGGAGTGAAAGACCCTTTTAACAAGATCATTACTGATCATGTCACTAGCGTCCTTCAAGTCTATGGTAGCAAGGCTACCATCGATGGACCCAATCCTAGCGCGATCTTTGTTGATGAATTGGTCAACAAAATGGATGCATTGGTAAGGAGTAACCTCCTCCAAAAACATCATCAACGGCTTAGCGATACTTTGCTGCATAAGCATCATATAACTAGGCTCAACTGATATCGTTCTAGGAGCTTTCAAAGTTTTCGGAACCTGTACAACCCTAACGGGAGTCTCGTTCTCTTCAGAAATGAAATCAATCGAAAGATCGAAATCATCACGAGGAAGAATAAGACTTTGAACAGGGAAAGAGCTCAAAGCTCTTTCTGGCCACACCGAAACGTCAAAACGGGAATTCCGTTTTAATCGTTCGGCTGTAGCGCCGGGCCCGAAAGAACCTGGAGCACCGAAAAGATGCTCTGAGAAACTTTCGAGTCGGCTCCAAAGAAGACTGCAGACACGATCGAAATCGCTGTTGCAGCTGCTAGGACATATTTCGAAGACTTCTTGGTCATTGTTTCGATACCTTTCATACGATTCTGAAATGCGTTTTTCAGAGCAAGGGCGCACGACCTTTTTGAAGAGGCGTGTTACCTGTCTGATAGCATAGATAGAGTCAATGCAAGGATCGGGCAATAACCAACCGTTGTCATCAAAGATACGTCTGAAGAAACCTTGCAATAATGCAGGGAGACTCCCTCCTCTTTTCCAAGGCTTAAAACCTTCGAAATCGGAACGTGAGACGCGACCAGATGAAAGCCCTCTAAGGAGGGCATCATCTAGTCTGGGTAGGGTAATCGAAAGAAAACCCCATCCTTCTCTTTGATAACGATTACTTATTTCTAAGTAATCGCGTTCGACGGGTTGATCTGGC